ATCGGGTCACCTTTTGTTTTGAAAAACATAAATTAAATACGCCAAATGATATCAATATCCTCGTCAGTTAACACGAGGTGATCGACAAGCTGTGCAATAGTTGTTTTTGCTTTTTTTCTATCTACGCTTTTAATGTCGGCTAAGAGTGATTTTGCTTTTTGTTTTAGCAACCCCGATGTATCAATTTGTTCTAATGAGTCCAACTGATTACGTAATAATTGCCGTTGTTCTTTCACGTGCTTATTAGACCTTTGTAGATCTTCTTCTTCAATCAAACCTTTGCCATACGCTTCAATTTGCCTCATCATTTGTTTATCTAAAGCTTCTAGAGCTTGTTTTAACTCAACTGCATCTTCATTTTCATTGCTAGCCACCACTTTCAGTCGTAATTCTTTATTAGACAAATTAGTTAAGTTTTCAATTTGTGTAATTACCTCATTCTCTATATCTTCACGATGCACAGCGTGATGCTTACAACCATGTGCTTTTACGTAAGACGAGCATATATAGCGATAATACTCATACTTTTTATCACCTCTATTTATACGAGCAGAGCTACCTTTCATTGTACTTCCGCAATGACCACACTTTAATACTCCCGTTAGCAGATACGTTTCGTTTTCGTGTTGCTTGTTTATTTTTCTTGAGTCTAATATATTTTGTAGATTTTTGAATCTTTCAGCAGAGATAAAACCTCTATGATTGTCCTCTTTAACAATCCATTCCTCTTTGGGACGCACAACTGTTTTTCCATTTACTTGTTTTCTTTTGTTGGTCACTCTTGTTCCACAGATCGTTTCAGTTCTTAATAACCTACGAACCGCCGTAGAATCCCATTGCTTACCACGTTTCGTTTTTACATTCATACTGTTGAGCCATTGCGCAATTGACCGAGTGCCGTGACCATTTTCGGTCATTTCAACCATTTTCACTCCGTATTTAGCTTCTTTTTTGTTTATTACGTACTTTTTATCGACAATATCAAAACCAAAGCAGGGTCCAGCTAAAGCCATGTTAGTGTTACGTGCAAGGGAGGCCATATTATCCTTCACGCGCTCGCTAGTTCGACCGCGCTCAAACTCTGCAAAAACACCCAACAGGTGTAATACCATTCTTCCTGCTGCAGTAGATGTATCAAAACTCTCTGTTGCTGATACGTAGTTACAATCATGCGTCTCCATGAATTTTATTACTTGTAGTAAATCAAATAGGTTTCTACTTAACCTATCCAATTTCGTTGTCATTAAAATTTCTATTTTTCCTTTTTCTATGTCTTTTAATAATTTTTGCATTTGTGGTCGCTTTAAACTGCCTGCCGAGTATCCATCATCAATATAAAGTATAGGTTTATCCCACCCCATAACTTTGGCATAAGCTTCTAGTCTTTCTTTTTGTTCTTCTAAAGAGTGCCCAGATTCTACTTGTTCATCTGTACTGACCCGAAGATATGCAGCGACTTTCATCTCCATCACATCCTTATAAAAAAGAGACAGGGGATCAGCCTGCCTGGTTAAATTAATTAGCGCTAAGTAATTTAGTCAAGTTCTACAATATAAACAACTACTTTACCGTGTATTTCTAAACTGTCGTTATCAACATTTGTTATATAGTCATAAAAACGTTGATCATGTGAGCTAGGCTTAAAAATAATTCTTTCGCCATCTCTAAAATAATGTTTTACAGAATAATCGCCGCCATCGGAATAAACGACAATATCCCCTTCTTTCAAGTTATGGGATTCGATAGGCTTAACAGCAATTAATGAGCCGTGAGGGATTATTTTGTTCATAGATTCACCGTTTACCTTGAGCATAAAAATATCGTGGTCTCCAGCCCATTTCCCCATGATAGAATTAGGAACTTTGACTTCAGATTCTTCTATCATACCATCTATACGCAATGGTAAACCTGCCGATATAGATTGGGGGAAGTAGTTATAAGTGGATGTTGTTTCTTTAATAGTAGTATTCTCTTCATCGTCTTCTTCCCAGCCCATCAAATAAGCAGGGGAGAGTCCTAATGCCTCGGCTAAAGGTTGGATTATATAGATTGGCATGTTTTCAATTTCGTTGCTTTCGTATCTGTATATAGTCGCTCTATTTTTACCTAACATTTCAGCCAACTGGTCAACGGATAACTTAAGTTCTTTTCTTCTTTTTCGTATTCTATCACCTATTTTCATTATCATCACCTCTCTTTCAATTAGATAATAACACATTTTGTCGCAAATATGCAACTTTTTATAGACTAACTTAAAAAATATTATTACAAAATGCGACTTTTTTCTTGACGTTAATTTAATAATGATTTATGATGAAACCAATCGCATGATACGCGACAAAAAGGAGGTGGTACTTGTGATGAATGTGAATAAGTTGAAAGGGAAAATTGTTGAACATGAAATGAACATCGAAGAATTAGCTGATAAGATTGGTGTAGATAAGAGTACTCTCTATAGAAAGTTAAATAGAAAAGGTGAGACTTTATCAATTAAAGAAGCTAATTCCATTGTAAATGTATTGAATTTATCTAAAGAAGAATCAGTTGCAATTTTTTTTAATGGCAATGTCGCACCATATGCGAATGAGGAGCTTGAATGTTGTTGATGAAGAAATATGGTTAGTCCCACATTCATGACTTCATAGCATATAGCAAGGAGGTGTAAATCTTGCGAAAAAAAGTTAGTTATAACGTAAGACACTTCAGGCTTGTTGATGGAGAAAAACAAGAACTTAATTCTCATGATTATAAGGAACTAGCCGATCGATGTAAGTTAGCTTATGCGTTTATGACAACAGGTAAAGAGCATGTGTTAGTAAATAAGTAATCCCTTGTCGGGGATTGCTTGATAGGACAAGCCTTTGAAAAGAATAGGAGGGAAAGTAAATGACCGAACAAATGACTTTTGGAGAGATGCAGAGATACACAAAGCGCTTTAATGACATTTTGCGCGTGACTAATGAGCAAATTAAACAGCGACGCTTAGCTAATCTTATGACTGATTTAGAAATGGCATATCGCATCCCAGCGCTCAACAATAAAGAGTTTAATCGCAACCACACAGAATTAATGCAACTTTATCGCTCTGTATCAGCTGAACGTAGTTTGTGAGGAGGTGAGATAAATGTCTAGTAAGCTATCTATGTTTTTACTAAAGGACCAAGAAAAAGCGGACAAGCAGTTAGCTGTTTATGATTATAACCTTATGCACGCAATCCGGTGCGTGGCCCAGGGCGAGTTTGAAAACGCAGCAGTGCACCATCGTAACGTAGCCAATGCGCTAGAAGAGTTACAGCGTATGAAAAACAGTAGAAGTGCGACTGATGAAGCGATAAGGTTGTTGAAACTCATAGATAAGCAGGAAGTTACCAGGAGGAATTGGTTTTGAATAAGCTACTGGATCCTGATGTGTTTTACCCTATTGCATTTGCGATAGTGATCGGGGTTATATTGGTTTTGTTTTAAAAGAAAAAAGCCTGATGTTGGCGCATCAGACTAAAAGAAAGAGTTTATCGGCATTATTATAACTTGTCTTGTTGAAACAAAGCAAGAACATTTAGGAGGTAAATTACTAATGGAAATTAAAATTTCAATAGATCAAGCATTTACAAACGCGGTTTTATCCTTGGCACAAGCCTTATCAACTAGTGGTCTGTCTAAAGTGACAGAGGAACAAGTCCGACAGGAGCCTGCAGTACATCAACAAGCTCCAGTGCAACAAGAACAACCAGCTGTGCAACAGCAACCGACTGTTCAATCTGTTCCAATCCAACAACAAACAGCTGTACAGCAACAACCTCCTGTACAGCAAGCTCAACCAGACGCGGTACCGACAGTGGAGCAGACTTATACAATGGACCAGCTGGCACGTGCTTCCTCTCAGTTAATGGATGCAGGCAAGCAGACAGAATTGGTACAGCTGCTTGGTCAATTTGGTGTACAAGCTTTGACTGCTTTGCCACAGGAGCAATACGGCGCGTTTGCTACGAAACTACGGGAAATGGGAGCGAAGATATAATGGCCAAGCAAATTGCACATGCTGAACGGGCGCACGCTTTGTTATCTGCTAGTGCATCAAATAGATGGCTAGCTTGCCCGCCTAGTGCTCGACTTGAAGAACAGTTTGAGGATAAAGGGTCAACGTATGCAGCAGAAGGTACGTTGGCTCATGAGATTGCGGAGTTAAGGTTACGAAAGTATTTTGTTGAGCCGATGGCCAAAAGCACATTTACCCGACGTCTCAACAAAATGAAAAAGAATGAACTGTTTCAACAAGAAATGTTAAAGCACACGGAATCGTACCTTGATTACTTAAAAGAATTAACTCTAGGCATGGAAGTGAGTCCATATGTAGCTGTGGAAAAGAAAGTGGATTTCAGTACTTATGTTCCCGAGGGATTTGGAACAGCGGACTGTATCATCATTGGTGGAAATACATTATATGTTAATGACTTTAAATATGGTAAAGGTGTTCCAGTAAGTGCGGAGGATAACCCTCAAATGAAACTTTATGCTTTAGGGGCTTATGCTGCATACAGCTTTCTCTATCCTATTTCTAAAGTGCATTTATCCATTGTGCAACCAAGACTTGATAATGTTTCAGAATATGAACTGCCACTGGAAGATTTGCTTAAGTGGGGAGAAGAAATCAAGCCTGTTGCCCAAAAAGCTTTCAAGGGTGATGGAGAGTATGTTCCAGGGGAGCATTGCAAGTTTTGTAAAGCAAAAGCAACTTGTCGTGCACGTATGGAACAGTACAGCACGTTGGATGATTTTAAACAGATGAAACCACCGTTGATTAGTAACGAAGAAGTTGGCCAAGCATTAGAGAAAGCAAAACACTTGGAATCATGGGTTAGAGCTCTAAAGGAGTATGCACTTAAAGAAAGCTTAAAAGGAAATGAAATTGCAGGATGGAAAGCTGTTGAAGGACGAGGAAGTAGAAATTATGTAGATCAAGACAAAGCTTTTCAACATCTTAAAGCACACGGAATTAAAGAAGCTTTGCTTTATGAAAGAGTTCCTTTAACAGTTCCTAAATTAGAAAAAGAACTAGGAAAAAAAGAGTACCGTGAGTTATTAGAGGAACCGGGATTGGTACAAAAATCACCGGGTAAACCAACCCTTGCTCCTGCAACAGATAAAAGGCAAGCAATAACTAATGAAGTTAGCGCAACAGAGGATTTTAGTTAATGGGTGTTATTGGAGATTACCACAAATAATTTTAAAAGGAGAAATGGAACTATGACTAATCAAAACACACGTATTGTATCAGGGGAAGTTCGCTTTAGCTTTGTGAATCTATTAAAACCGAGGGAAAACCAATACGGCGGGGAGCCGAAATACAGTGCAACGATTCTTTTACCTAAGTCAGATATAGCTACTAAGCAGAAAATTGACGCTGCTATCGAGGCAGCTAAAGCAAAAGGAAAAGCTGAAAAATGGAATGGTGTAGTACCTCCGAATGTGGCGGTACCTATCCACGACGGTGATGGAGTAAAACCGTCTGACGGCATGCCGTTTGGTCCAGAGTGTAAAGGTCATTGGGTGTTTACAGCATCAACAGGAGTTGACTATCCGCCAAAAATTGTTGGACCTGATCTTAGTCCAGTTATGGACGCAACAGAAGTTTACAGCGGGATGTACGGAAAAATTGCTTTAAATTTTAGCCCTTATGCTTTTGCTGGTAAAAAAGGTGTGGGTGTTTACATCAGTACAAACGTGCAGAAAACTCGTGATGGTGAACCTTTAGGAGCATCAGCTCCAGCTGCTGATGAAGATTTCGCACCTGTTCAGCCACAACAACAGCCGATGCAACAGCAACCAATGCAAAATCAAGGAAACCCTTGGGCAGGTAATCCAATGGGCGGTCAGCAATATCAGCAACAGCCTCCGGTTCAGCAACCGATGCAACAACAAGTTGATCCAATCACAGGTCAACCAATTAACGGTGGCGTGTATGGAATATGATCAAAACGCTTAATATTGATATCGAAACTTTTTCCAGTGTAGACATTAAAAAATCGGGATTGTACAAGTATGTGCAATCCCCTGATTTTGAAGTTTTGCTATTTGCTTATTCCATAAACGGAGAGACAGCACGAATAGTTGATATTGCACGGGGTGAAGAAATACCTCAAAACGTTGTGAGTGCTATGAGAAACCCAGATGTTACTTTACATGCATACAACGCAGCTTTTGAGTGGTACTGCCTTAGTAAATATTTTGGTCTTTCACTTCCTGAAGTATGGCTTGATCTATGGCGAGATACTATGCTTCATGGTATGTATTGTGGCTATACAGCAGGACTAGGAGCAACGGCAAAAGCTATCGGTCTCCCGCAAGATAAGCGTAAGATGACAGTTGGCAACTCGCTAATAAAGTTGTTTTGTACGCCTACTAAACCAACAAAGAACAACGGTAATCGTACTAGGACTTTACCTCACCATGAGCCGGAAAAGTGGGAGCTGTTTAAAGAGTATTGTATTCAAGACGTTGAGGTTGAAAAGGAAATCGAAAATCGTTTATCTAGGTTTCCTGTTCCAGAAGCTGAACAAAAATTATGGGAGCTTGATCAACAAATCAATGTCCGAGGGATCAAAGTAGATCAGGAATTGGTCGACGGAGCTATCTATTCCAGCAACTTAATTACGTCGGAATTGAAAGAAGAAGCTGTAAGCATAACTGGTTTAAGTAATCCGAACAGTGCAGCTCAATTAAAGCAATGGCTTGCACAACAAGGGCTGGAAGTAGAGAACTTACAAAAAGATACCGTTTTAGAACTCTTGGAGAATACTTCTGGAGACATAAAAAGAGTACTTGAGATTAGACAGGAAATGTCCAAAACTAGCGTGAAGAAATACCAGGCTATGAAAGATGCAGTGTGTGAAGACGGCAGGGTAAGAGGGCTTTTACAGTTTTATGGTGCTAACCGTACAGGTCGATGGGCTGGGCGTTTAGTGCAGGTGCAAAACCTTCCACGTAATTACTTGGATACATTAGATTTGGCCCGAGAACTTGCTAGAGAGAAAAAAGCAGATGCGTTAAAAGTTATTTATGGAAACGTGCCTAATACGCTGTCTGAACTTATACGCACAGCATTTATACCATCAGAGGGTAATAAGTTGGCCATATCTGATTTTAATGCTATTGAAGCTAGAGTGATAGCTTGGCTAGCAGGTGAACAATGGAGAATGGATGTTTTCAACACGCACGGAAAGATATACGAAGCATCAGCATCAGCCATGTTTGGAGTGCCTATAGAAGAAATAACAAAAGGATCTGATTTACGTCAAAAAGGAAAAGTAGCTGAACTTGCTTTAGGGTATCAAGGTGCTGCAGGTGCGTTAATTAGTATGGGAGCTTTAAATATGGGGCTTGCAGAAGAAGAACTTCCTGACATTGTAAAGCGTTGGCGCTCTTCCAACAGAAGAATTGTAGATCTGTGGTACAGCTTGGAAAATGCTGCATTAGCTGTTATGCGTACAGGGCAACCACAGGGTGTAAAAGGTTTATTGCTACAACGAGAAAGTGATATACAAAACGGGTTAGACTTCTTAACCATTACGTTGCCAAGTAGTAGAAAGCTTTTCTATGTAAATCCGTTTCTTGCTGAGAATGATTTCGGTAAAGAAGCTATCCACTACCGTGGAATGAACCAAACCACAAAAAAGTGGGAGAAGATATCTACTTATGGCGGGAAGTTAACGGAGAACGTTGTACAAGCAATTGCTCGTGATTGCTTAGCAGTTACATTGGCACGTTTAGATAAAGCAGGCTATGAATCTATCATGCATATACACGATGAGGTAGTTTTGGATGTACCACAAGAACGGGTGGACTTAGAAAAGATAGAAAATATTATGAAACAGCCTATACAGTGGGCTCCTGGATTACCGTTAAATGCAGACGGGTTTATATCGGATTACTACATGAAGGATTAAGGAGGGCAGTCAGTTGGAACAGGAATACGCTATTTATAAAGGTGAAAAACTTTTATGTATAGGTACAAAAGAAGAATGTGCAAAAGAGTTAGGCGTTCAGCCTGAATATATCTATTGGTTAACTACACCTACTGCAAAACGAAGGTTAGAGAGCAGGAGAAATCCTGAAAAATGTACAGTCGGTATTAAGTTATAAGGAGGGTTTGTATGCCGCGTTATAAGTTGAGGTGCAGAGGGGATAAATACAGGCCTGTAATTAAAGTTTTAAAAGTGAAGAATGGAGTTCCTACTAAAGTAACGTTTAACGGTCAAGTTTATGCGCTGGTACACAGTGATCACATTAATGGGAGGAAAAACTATGCATCTAAATGATTACCAAAAAATATCCTCAAGAACAGCAAATCCACACGAGAATGAGCTGTTGAATTATACTCTGGGACTTGCAGGCGAAGCTGGGGAATTTGCCGATTTAATTAAAAAAGGTCAGTTTCATGGCCACAGTATCCCGTTGGATGAAATAGAAAAAGAATTAGGTGATGTACTTTGGTATTTATCGCAGATTTCTAGATTATTCGGGTTATCACTCGCAGAAGTTGCCCAAGCGAATATAGAAAAACTGAACAAGAGGTACCCAAAAGGTTTCAGTAAATCAAGTTCAATTAACAGGCAGGAGGTTTAACTTATGAGTGACCATCTTAGACGTTCTATTGCTGAGTTCTCAGGGGTAGCGATTAGTCAAGAAGAAAAAGGAGTAGCTAAATACGGTAAACCCTTAGATCCACGTGATAATTATAATTGGTTGGAAATGGCGAAAGAGGAACTTGTAGACGGTTTTAAATATTTAGAAGCTGAACGGGTTAAACGCCAGCGTAGCGTCGCGCGCATCCGTGAACTTTTACATCTCCTGCAAGGTTGTGAAAAGGTGGCGGTTAAGATTGAGGAGCATCTTGATAGACTGGAGGGTTCTCGCTGTGATTGAAAAGCTCCTTAAAAAGCATGCGAAAAACTTTGTATCGGGTGAATACCGCGAAAAAGGGTTAGAAGGCATACATTTTCACGAAAATGGGTCAATCTATGTAATGGATGCACACAAACTATTAGCAATTAAACGTGCGCATAACATTTCGAGTCGTACGATACACTATAAAACTGGAAAGAAAATGGATGTTAAATTTCCGGATGTTGTTCGCATTTCAGACGTGAGCTATAAAGAATCTCTTACGTTAAACATGAGAGATTTAGAGCCATATCTGAGTTTAATAGAGGTTGCCAGTAAAATTAGCATGGTTGGTACTTTGGAAGTTGAACGTGGAGAATTTCTCTTGAGGGTAACCAATGAAAATAAAGAATCTTTTAAGCTTTATTTAGGTAAAGTTGAGTCTGATATAAAAGTTGACATAAATGTTATGTATTTTTATCAAGTGTTCTGCTTCTTTAAAGATGCAAAAGTAGACAAAGTCATTTTATCTTGTGGCGGTCCGATGCGCCCTGTGTCTTTCACGGCAGAAAACTATGAAATAATCGTTATGCCTGTGAGGAGGTAGTGATATGGACCCGTTAAAAACATTGCTGGACAGCAAGAAATCGGAGATTAAAACTTTGAAAGCTGAGATTAAGATACTTGAGAAAGATGGATCCGGAAGCATGAAACGAGGTGCTCTTAGCAAAAAAATATCGAAGCTTGAAGATTTTGTGTGGAGTTTCAGTCCTAGATACATGGAGCCGAGACAAATAGGAAGCATCGTTATTAATTATAAATTATATAGTCGTTTTATTAAAGGGTTAAAGGGACATTTCTTAACTGAAGAAATAACAGAAGAAGCGTTACTTGTTAGGTATTATAAAGGATCTCGTAAAGGGGTTTTACGACTTAATGATCTGTCTAGCTTTTTTCCGGAAGGCAGTGAATTTTCGCAAGCTGAATTACAAGAGGTATCGGTGCTGTGAAGAAAAGAAAGCCTAAATGGTTCCTGCTATTTCGTTTTGAAGGAGAACAAAAAGTGTTTATCTATGAACCTTTGAAGAAGTATGAACTTAACGCAAGGAAGCGTCAAGGCTGGAAAGTCCTTGGCTAGAAAGCAGGTGAGAACTTGGTAATACATTATGATAGAGAACTAACAATATCCACTGGAGGTAGTCGAAAGGCTACCCAGTGGCCTGCTCAAAACTTATATTGGTCTGAGTTACTAGACAAGCTTCGTACAGCAGTACGTGGCCAAGAAACTCTTGAAGAGTATTTAAAACTACCAAAAAGGCAGCAAGATGATTTAAAAGATGTTGGTGGATTTGTAGCCGGTGAATTGAAAAGCAATCGTCGTAAAGCTTCTAACGTACTTTCTAGGGATATTATCACGCTTGATTTAGATAACATTCCTGCAGGTGGAACAGACGATGTTATACGCCGTTTAGAAGGGTTAGGATGTGCTTACGTAGCTTATAGTACCCGTAAACATGAGCCTGGTAAGCCTAGGTTACGGGTGCTAGCTCCTTTAAGTAGAACCGTCACGGCAGATGAGTATGAGCCGTTAGCACGTAAATTAGCATCTATTATCGGTATGTCGTTTGCGGATCCAACAACCTTTGAAGCGTCGAGACTGATGTATTGGCCAAGTTGTTCAGCTGACAGTCAATACGTATACCGTTATGCTGATAAGCCATTTGTAGACGCTGATGGACTGCTTAACATGTACAGTGATTGGCACGACATTGACGAATGGCCAAGAGTACAAGGCGAAGATAACAAACATGTTCGACTTGCTGCTAAGCAAGGTAATCCAACAGAAAAACGTGGTGTTGTAGGAGCATTTTGTCGGCAATATGACATTCACACTGCTATTGAAACCTTTTTACCTGGTGTTTATGAACCGTCCGACGATGGGAGTAGATACACCTTTGTAGAAGGGTCTACTGTTGGCGGTGCAGTCGTTTATGAAGATGGGTTATTTCTCTATTCTCACCATGCGACGGATCCGTGTAGTGGGCGCTTAGTGAATGCGTATGACTTGGTAAGGCTCCATAAATTCGGTGAATTAGACGACGAAGCAAAACCGGATACGCCCATTAACCGGTTGCCTTCTTATACACAGATGGCATCTTTTGCATTAAATGATGCAGGAGTTGCAACAATTATTAATCAAGAACGGTATGAACAGGCTGTTGAGGACTTTGGCACATCATCTGATACGCCTGCAACTAAAGATGGTTTGAACTGGATTCAGCAGCTGAAAATAAGTCCAACAACTGGCCAACCTCAGAAAACGATTGAAAATATTTTAATTGCTTTAGAGGGAGAGTCTAATTTAAGAGGGCGCATTAAACTGGATGAGTTTGCGGACGCTATTATCGGCATTGCTCCTTTACCCTGGGCACCTAGAGATCGTGAGAACGGGGAATTTATTTGGGGAGAAAAAGATGATTCAGGCTTAATTATATATCTAGAAAAGATATTAGGTTTTCAGTCTAAAGACAAGTTGATGCACGCTTTAAATCAATGTGCAGCTAATCATGCTTTTAACCCTGTCACAGATTATCTTAACAACTTGCAATGGGATGGTGTGAAGCGTCTTGATGGCTTATTTATTGATTATCTAGGTGCAGCAGATACACCTTATACCAAAGCTGTTACTCGTAAATCATTTACTGCAGCTGTAGCAAGAGCCATGCAACCAGGAATGAAGTATGACACGATGCCAGTGCTTACGGGAGCGCAGGGGTTAGGTAAATCGACTCTCGTTCATAAGATGGGACAGGCGTGGTTTACCGATTCTATTGAATCGTTTGAAGGTAAAGATGCAGCTGAACTCCTGCAGGGTGTTTGGATAGTTGAGGTAGGTGAAATGAGTGCCTACAATAAATCAGATTTAAATACCATTAAAGGGTTTTTGACGAGAACGGAAGATCATTATCGTGCTGCCTATGCACGTAAAACAGAGAAGCACCCTAGGCGCTGTGTGTTCTTTGGAACTAGTAACAGGAGTGATTACTTAAAGGATCCTACTGGTGGCAGACGATTTTTACCTATTGATGTAGGTATTCAACAACCTGTTAAAAACGTGTTTCAGGATTTAGATAGTGAAGTTGATCAATTGTGGGCAGAAGCTGTTATGAATTGGCGGCTGGGCGAGTCTCTGATTCTAACAGGAGATCTTTTAGAAGAGGCGAAACGACAACAGGAAGGCCACGCAGAACAAGATCCTTGGGAAAGTATTATTAAAGAATTTGTAGAACGTAAAGTCCCTGTAGATTGGAATAAAAAAGACATTGCTGCAAGGAAACTCTATTGGTCTGGTGAGTTTGGAAGCAGTGACACAGAAACAGTTGAACGTGACCGTGTGTGTGCTGCTGAAATATGGGTGGAATGCTTCAACGAAAAGGTAAATCGCATGAAGCGTTCTGAAACAATGCGTATCAACGATATTTTAGACGGCATTCCAGGATGGCAGAAGAAGCCAAACTCTTTCCGTTACGGACCATACGGAAGAGTAAAAGGTGGATACGTTAAATTGCAATAAAAGTGTCAACCTTCTAAAGGTAAAACGTCTACTTTCTAAGTGAAATGTCAACTTTGTTAAAAATAAGAGTGTCAACCTTGTCAACCTCAAATTTTTTAAAGGTTGACGGGGAAAGTTGACAGCCAATCCGTTGATACATCTATATTTATTATTATCTGTCTACTTTGTCAACTTTAAATATATAAAAGTAAATAAATAGATATATATAGAGGTATTAGGCAGTTACTATATACGCCTAATCGCCCTGTTTATGTACTATATACGTGCATGCGGGGTTAAGGTTAACAATTTGATTTCCGGAGGTTTGAAAAAATGCGAGAAAAAGATATAGAAGAATACCTAAGAAAGAGAGCCAAAGAAGCAGGTGGAAAAGCGTATAAGTTTGAATCACCTGGGAATGATGGTGTGCCAGATCGATTAGTTATTTTCCCGGGTAACAATATTTACTTTGTTGAGTTAAAAGCACCTGGGAAGAAGCCAAGACCTCTGCAATTAAAGCAAATGCGGGATATATCCAGTTTCGGTTGTGAAGTACTAGTGATCGATTCAAAAGATGGGGTAAATGAGTTCATACAAGAAGCGAGAGGTGCAAATGGTTAAGTTTACACCGCACAGCTACCAGAGATATAACATCAATCGAATATTAAATGATCCTTTTATTGCTTTATGGCTTGATATGGGCTTAGGTAAAACTGTAATTACACTAACTGCTATTAACGATTTAAAGTACAACCGTTTCGCAGTGAATAAGGTTTTAGTGATTGCACCTAAAAAGGTAGCCCAAGGTACTTGGACGAATGAGGCTAAAAAGTGGAATCACCTGCAATTATTACGTTTTTCCATTGTGCTTGGAAGCCAAACAAAACGAATCAGAGCTTTAAACACACCAGCTGATATATACGTGATTAACAGGGATAACGTAGTATGGCTAACTGACTATTACCGTAATTCTTGGCCATTTGACATGGTAGTAGTTGATGAATCGAGTAGCTTTAAAAATCACCAGTCAAAAAGGTTCAAAGCCTTAAAAAGTGTACGACCGCATATCAAAAGACAAGTTCAGTTAACAGGTACCCCTTCACCTAACGGGCTACTGGACATATGGGCGCAAATCTTTTTACTAGACGGTGGCCAAAGATTAGGTAAAAGAATTACTGGTTTTCGGGAACGGTATTTTGAACCGGATCAGAGGAATAGGGACAGGATATTCTCTTACGCACCGAAAGATGGAGCCGATAGAAAAATTCATAGTTTAATCAGTGACATCGTCGTGAGTATGAAAGCAGAGGATTATATCGAGCTTCCAGCTGTTACTTATAACTCGGTTCCGGTAGTTTTAGACGATAAAGCTAAAAAAGCTTATGAGAAGCTGGAAAAGGAAATGTTGCTAGAAGTGGATGAATCGGAAATTACGGCTACATCGGCGGCAGTTCTGGGGAATAAACTTCTGCAACTATGTAACGGAGCTGTTTACGACGAGGATAAAAATGCATTAGAAATACACAATAACAAGATGGAGGCATTTCTGGAATTAATTGAAGCCCTAAATGGATCTCCTGCACTAGTCTTTTATAATTTTCAGCATGATAAAACGAGAATACAAAAAGCATTGGCCAAAAAAGGATTACGTGTAAGAGAGTTAAAAACAGCCCAAGATGAACTTGACTGGAATAATAAAGAGATTGATATACTACTTGCCCATCCAGCATCAGCTGGTTACGGATTAAACCTGCAACAAGGTGGAAACCACATCATTTGGTTCGGGTTGAATTGGAACCTAGAACTGTATCAACAGGCTAATGCAAGGTTGGCCAGACAAGGACAAAAAGAAAAAGTGTTTATCCACAGGTTAACAGTACAGGGTGGGATGGACGAAAACGTAGAAGAAGCGTTGAAAGGGAAAGCTGCAACACAAGAAAGTTTGTTAACTGCATTGAAAGCACGGATTGAGAAAGTGAAGGAGGATGCCTGATGCACATTACAGAAAAACAGCTAAAGTTAATTACTGAAACGGCTTCACGAGAAGCAATAAGAGCTTTTAAAGAGGATGAAGACAAACGGAATCAAGAAAAGCATGACAGGCGTTTACGTAATATTAAACTACTGCTGAAGCATTACAGGGCTCTAGTGCTTCACTGCGAGAAGCTAGAAGATGATTTAATAAAACTCGAGAATACATCTATTCAGGACTTGGATATTGACGAAATTAACGTCGAAAGCATTGAATCTATTAAGCAGAGTAAAACGAAGTCCATTGCTATGGTGTATTTTGTCAGAGGGAAAATGGAAGCTTACAAGCGATCTTGTAGTGAGGATGAGTTGAAATATTTTCGAGTACTCGAGATGAAGTATTTAACAAAACGTAAATACACCACGCAAGATATAGCTGATGAAATGAACATCGATACCAGAACAGCGCATAGATGGTTGGACAAGGCATTTAAAGAGTTGCCAGTTATATTTTTCGGGGTTGATGCGATAAAGTTTGAAAGGTAAGCCTGTCGCAAATCTGTCTTGAACGTGTCATAGATTACATGTTAATATGGTAGTGTGAAATAAATATAAATAAATTTAAAAAAGCACTCAAGTATATTAGCTTGGGTGTTTTTTCTTTATGAAATAAGGGAGTAAAACAACAACTTTATATTTACGTTCGTTAATATAAATGCTATAATATTAAGTAAGGAAGGAGGGAAAAAGGTGAACATGGAAGATGTCGAAAGAATACTTAGATTAATAACTTGGTCTACAGCTAGCATAGCGGCTACAGTAACCACGATAAAAAACTTAGGTGAAATGAAAGACAGGAAAAAAGAGAAAAAGAAGAAGCGACGCTCTCCAGGCAAGAAGAAACGTCGCAAGTAGTCCAGAGAGGGGAAGAAATTCCCCTTCTCAATAAGAATTATACCATGTTCACTAACGATATGAAAACTTATGATTGGTTCAATATAG